GGGGCGGAGCCCCGCGTCAGTCTTAGGGCCTCCCGGGCGACCGGGGGGCCCTTCGCACATTTGATCTCCCTTGTCATCAAATGTGCTAAGTGACACCTATTAGGGGTCACGTTTTCAAACTCCAGCTGGAGGTTTGTATGTACGGACGGAGGTCGATGGGCCGACGGGAGTCTAGGAAGACGTTCCGAGCTGGTGGCAAGGTCCACCGGAAGAACGGTCTTCGCGAAGCTCCCCATAGGGGAGGCATTCGCTTGTGAGATGTCACCACCCGATTGAGTGCTATCGCGCTCGGGGTGGTGGCGTCGTTTTTTCTCGGTTCAAGGGCTGCAGCCCTGCGATGGCGATCGCGTGCGGTCGCTGTTTCGGGTGTCGGGTGAAGCGCGGCGCCATGTGGGCGGCGCGTATGATGCAGGAAGCTGCATCGCATGAGGAGAACTCCTTCATCACTCTGACTTACGCTGAGGAACCGAGGGATGGCAGTCTCGATGTGCGAGACTGGCAGCTGTTTGCGAAGCGTCTCAGGCGTCGCCTGGGGCGCTTTCGTTTTTTTCACTGCGGGGAATACGGTGAGGAGAGGAATCGCCCTCACTATCACGCAGTGCTGTTCGGGTTGTCTTTTCCGGACAGAAGGGGGAACCAGTCGGAGCTGCTAGACGACATCTGGGGGAAGGGCATTACGCATGTGGATGACGTTACCTACGAGAGCTGCGCGTATGTTGCGTCTTACGTGCTCAAAAAGCTCACCGGCCCGAAGGCGGTGGCGTACGAGTATGTGGACGAAGAGACCGGCGAGGTGCGTAGGCGCCAGCCGGAGTATTCGACTAAGAGTCTTCGTCCTGGGATCGCCCGCTCGTGGTACGAGAAGTACAAGGCGGAGATCTGGAGAGATGATTCAGTCATCGTGAAGGGGCGGGAGGTCACTCCGCCCCGGTATTTCCTTCAGCTCTTGAAGGATTCCGAGCCTGAGCTGGCTCGGGAGGTTAGCCGCAAGCGGAAGCGTTCAAGGCCCCGTGAGAATGGGCGTGCGGCTAGGTTGGAAGCGGAAGAGGCGATCGCCCTTTCGCGGTTTAAACTCAAGCGGGGGAAACTCTGATGACAGAGGTAAACGCGCTGTTAATCCTCTATGCGCTCTACGATGTGGCGCTAGGGGTGTTCCTGGCTCCGTTCGAGATGGCAACGGAGGCAGCAGCGGTGCGGCTATGCCGCACGATGGTAGGGGACCCGCGTTCAATGGCGGGGCAGCATCCGGCCGATTTCCGGTTGTATCGGATCGGCGCGATGGTGCGGGACAGCGGCGAGCTGGTCCCTGATGTGGCGTTGATCTGTTCGCTGGACTCGTTGGTGCCTCGCCCGGAGGGTCTTCGACCACTGCGGGTGCAATTGGCACCATCTGGATCCGAATTGCCCGAATCAGGGCAATCGGTATCACCAGATTCTAATGGCCATGTAGGGCATGGTCAGCAGATGGATCTGGTGGTGGAGGCTGATCGATGAGGATGCCGACGACAGGTCAAGAGCATTTCGCTCGCGCTCCGCAAGTGGGAATCCCGCGGAGCGTTTTCTCGTGGATCAGTGGTCACAAGACCACCTTCGACGCAGGGTACCTGATCCCGATCTTGGTAGAGGAGATACTCCCTGGGGACTCGTTCGCGGTGCGTGGTAGCGGGTTTGCCCGTCTCAACACGCCGCTGGTCCCTCTGATGGATAACCTCTACCTGGAGACGTTCTTTTTCTTCGTCCCGAACCGGCTGGTGTGGACGAACTGGGAACGTTTCTGTGGGGCTCAGGACGACCCTACGGACTCCACGTCGTACCTGATCCCTCGTTGCGTCGTGAGCGACGCAGAAGTCACTCCTATGAGTGTCTTCGACTACATGGGCATTCCGCCGACACCTGGTGGGATCGGCATCAATGCCCTGCCTCTGAGAGGCATGAACCTCATCTGGAATACGTGGTTCCGGGACCAGAACCTTCAGGACTCGGTGACGGTCCCGCTCGGGGATTCGGATGACTCCCCGGCGACGTATGAGGTTCTTCGGCGCTGCAAGCGGCCGGATTACTTCACGAGCTGCCTGCCGTGGGCCCAGAAGGCCACGAACCCTGTGCAGCTCCCGCTGGGCACCGAAGCTCCGGTGCGTGGCATCGGGAAAGACAATCAGGTCTTCCCGGATATCAACGCCTCCGTTTTCGAGATCGACGGGGCGGTGGTGTACCCTGACGCGTCGAGGATCGATGTGGTGGACGAGGATGGTCAGGTGTACGTGCGGGGGTCCGCAGCTGCGGGGGGACTGCCCCAGGTCTATGCAGACCTGACGGACGCTACTGCCGCGACAATTAATCAGTTGCGGCAGGCTTTTGCGATCCAGCGGATGCTGGAGCGCGACGCCCGAGGGGGTACCCGCTATATCGAAATCGTGCGGGCTCACTTCGGCGTGACTTCAGACGATGCGCGTATGCAGCGCCCCGAGTATCTCGGGGGCGGTATGACTCCGGTGCTGATCAGCCCGGTGGCGCAGACGTCTTCGACCGATGCAACCACGCCCCAGGCGAACCTGGCGGCGATCGGGACAGTGTCGTGGCGTGGCCACGGGTTCGCTCGGTCGTTCCTCGAGCACGGGTTCGTGCTCGGGTTTGCGATGGTCCGTGCGGACCTATCGTATCAACAAGGCTTGCATCGGATGTGGCAGAAGCGGTCGAAGTACGACATCTACTGGCCCGAGCAAGCCAACCTGGGGGAGCAAGCGGTGCTGAACCGCGAAATCATGGCCACAGGCACGCTCGTGACGGACGAGACGGTCTTTGGCTATCAGGAGAGGGGAGCGGAATACCGCTATCACCCCTCGCTCATCACGGGCCTTATGCGCTCAGGCGTAGCGGGGTCAATCGACATCTGGCATGTCGCGCAGGAGTTCTCTGCGGTCCCCGAGCTGGGCCCGGACTTCATCGCGGAAGATCCTCCGATCGACCGCGTGGTGGCTACTCCCGATGAACCGCACTTTAAACTGGATCTGGCGTTCCAGGTGCGGGCGGCTCGGCCGATGCCGGTATATGGCATTCCGGGTCTTACGCGCCTCTAATGGGCGCGATTCAAGAGGCAGCCCCTCCTGTCAGCTTGGGGCTGACATATGCAGCGGCCCCGTGGCTGGGGGCTGCCGCTGGTTTGGCATCGGGCATCGCTACGGGTATCGGTGCGGGTTTTCAGAATCGCCAGAATCGGAAGACCGCACTGGCCATCAATCGGGAGCAGATGGCGTTTCAAGAGCGGATGTCCGGGTCGGCCTATCAACGCGCAGTGAGTGACATGCGCATGGCCGGACTCAACCCGATGCTTGCTTACCAGCAGGGCGGCGCGTCGACGCCCGGCGGTGCTGGTTCTGTGCCGCACGCTGAGAACGTAGTGGGTGCGGCTGTTTCCTCTGCCCAACATGGCAAGAGGTTGGCGGCTGATATCGCGATGATGCGAGATCAGAACGCGTTGGTGCGCCAGCAGTACACCACTGAGCTGGCGCGTCAGGACGAGATCGCCCAGGGGATCGCTGAGTCGAAGGCCCGTCAGGCGAACACGGCAGCGCATACGGCGCTACAGAGCGCTCAGCTGCCGGGTGCGCTCAATGCTGCGCGTTTCGAGCAGGGGCGGCTCGGTATGGCCGGTCAGTACATCGACCGGCTTGGCATCCGCCAAGTTGTTGGCGGTGCTGTGGGCGCGCTGGGAAGCGCGCTTTTTCTTGGCGCTCGGCCAGGTCTGGCCGGCGCTTCGGCCGCCAGTCAGGCGGGCGGTTATCGGAGTCGGTTAATGCCTAATGCCGCTCCGTCCGCTGCTCAGCAGCGGGTTTCTGGTTCAGGTCAGGGCGCGATGCCCTGGTAGTTCGGATTCCTTTTTCCTCGGAGTGTGTTCTATGAAGTTCCGAACGGCGTATAGCCCGCGAAAAGCGGGCGAGTTTTCAAAGTCGTGCGCCAATGGGCGCACGCGTCAGCAGGATAAGGATTCCTGCGATATCAATCTGATTATGGCCCGCTATCAGAAGTCGGGCCTTCTTCCTCAAGGACGGGCGGTGCCCGTCTACATGGATATTTCCGAGGTCGAAGACCTTCGGACTACGCTCGACCGTGTGCGGGAGGCGGAGACTTATTTCCGCAGCTTGCCTGCGGAGTGGCGTCAGCGGTTCAATCACTCGGTGGACGAATTCATGGCCGCGCCTACGAGCGATGCGGGGCGTTCTCAGCTGAAGGCGTTGGAAGCCCAGCAGGCGAGGGAGGCGGCCAGGGAAGTCCTACGGAAGACCGCTGAAGCCGATCGGCTCAACCGTGAGCTCAGGTCTGAGCTCGGGTTAGACGTGGTCGCTACGCCGCCCGGAGGGGCGGCTAGCGGTTCAGCCGCCCCGTAGGGCGGCGGGACAAGGGGCGGAGCCCCGCGTCAGTCTTAGGGCCTCCCGGGCGACCGGGGGGCCCTTCGCACATTTGATCTCCCTTGTCATCAAATGTGCTAAGTGACACCTATTAGGGGTCACGTTTTCAAACT